CAGCAGCTCAGCGTAACGCTCGGGAGCCACATTGACCAAATGCGGGGCGTCGACTGTGGCCAACAACGCCTTTAGCGGTTTGCCCGAGTCCTTGTACACGGTGAGCTTGGCACGCACCTCCTCAAGCGTCGGCTCAGCGGGTGGCGCTGGCGCGGCGGCTTTCTTGACCCTCTTGACCGGCTCGGTGGCTGGTGTGGGGAAGGTAGCTGCCGTCTCGGCCGTGGCCACCTCGGCTGGTGGTGTGCTGAGCAGCTCGACCATCGCCGCGGCGATGATCCTGATTTGCTCCCCGGTCTGAGGGCTGATGGTGATAGTTATCATGCTTGGTCCTTAATGTAGTTTGTTAAACGCTTAATTCGGTCTTGGTGGTACTCTGCGATCCGACCCGCGTACTCATGCGCGCTCTGAGTCCTGAGCAGCTCACGACGAGCCTCCTCGAGCTCAGTCGCGGCCAACTCCAGTGCGGTCGGGCTTTTAAAAAGATTCAAGAATCGGTGGTAGGAGTCGGTCACTGTCGGTTCCTTTTTTGGTTGAAGGAAATGCATGATAGCATCGCTTTCAGGGCCTCATAAAAAATATTTTCAGTGTTACATGAAAACAACGCTATCATGCCGACCAATGAACTCAAGAGAAATCATCAGCCGCTTTGGCGGCCCAGTCAGCCTCAGCCTCAAGCTGGGCATCCGATCTCAGGCCGTGTCACTGTGGGCGAGCAAGGGCCGGATACCTATGCCAAGAGTGCCTCAACTGTTGCGCATCTCTCGGGCGATGAGGCTGGGCCTACGGGCGCAAGACATCAGGCCGGACATCGACTGGGAAGCCCTGTGATCGACCTAAGATTAGCCCTGTCACTCGAGGCAGTGCGCGCGATTGCTGAGGGGGCTGAGCTGGCGTTTGACATGAACGAAGAGGGGGTGCGCGTGTTCATCTCTTGCGACGACGAAGCGATCAGCGCTTTTCAGACTCAAGTGCAGCGCGCGCTGCTGCACCTACTACCGATCAGCGACATGCCAAATTAAACCGAGCCGGCCGGATGCCGGTGTGTATTGAGGAGAAGATATGGATTCACGGTCTGACTATTTCAAAGACCTAATTGTCGACGCCGTTGGCGCAGTCGACGAGCTTGGCATACCTGCAGACCAGCAGGGCGCCATCATCGCAGCACTGATTGAGTCAGACAGCCTGAACGGGGTGCGCAAGGCACTGCTGCAGGCCCTGACTCAGAAGGGTGCAAGATCATGAACCGCCCCAAAGTATTGGCTCTCGACACCGACTCCATACCAACAGACCTGCAAGCGCTGGACCGGTGGGTGATGTGGCGAAACGTGCATCGCAGCAAGCCCAACGGGGACTCGGTCTGGGCCAAGATGCCCATCTCGGCCAAGGGCGGAGCCGGGAGCTCGACAAACCCGGCTACTTGGGTACCTTTTGTTGAGGCCGTTGGCGAGTACCTGATGGGCGAGTACGACGGCATCGGCATCGTGCTTGGCGGTACTCTGCACGGGATCGATTTGGATGACTGTCGCGACCCGGCCACGGGGGTGTTGTCGGCTCTGGCCCAAGAGACCCTCGACCGGGTGGAGGGTTACGCAGAGGTGTCGCCATCTGGCACCGGGATCAAGATCTTCACACAGACCAACCTCGACGGCTCGCGAACCAAGAAGGAGGCCGGAGTCGAGCTTTACAAGGACGGCCGATACTTCACAGTGACAGGACATGGTCTGAACGGGCACTCGTCTTTGCCAGTGCTCCCACAAGACCTTGGCTGGCTGGTCGAGAAGGTGTGGGGCGAGACGCTCTACTCTGGCCACGAATCTGGATACTCTGGTGATGCCTTTGCCAACCTGAAGTCGCCTCTGGACGGGTGGGATCTTGACCGGGTGGTGGACGAAGTGCTGGTGCACATTGACCCAGATGATGGATACGCTGATTGGCTCAAGATCGGTGCTGCACTGCACCACCAGAGCGGGGGAGATCCGGATTGGCTCGAGGCTTGGGACAACTGGAGCTCGGCCTCTGGCAAGTGGATTGAGGGCCAGTGCTCGTTGAAGTGGGACAGCTTCAGTACAACGCGGGCCGGTGGGCGCGGGGCCGTGACCTTGGCATCCCTTCTTCACATGACCAAGGACAAGAGGGATTCGCGGGCGCTTGACCGGAGAGACTTGGCCTTGGCCGGGGTGATGGGCATGGTGGATGCTTGCACAGACGTTCGTCAATTGCAGGAGAAGATCGCCGCTGGGGTTGCTCACAACGCAGAGATGTCAGACGTTGAGCGTGAGCAGATTGCAGTTGCGATACAGGACAAGGCCAAAGACCTCGGCTTGAAGCTGCCCTTGGCCACGGTCAGGGGATGGGTCCGGGCCCGGGTTCGTGTGTCTAACGGCTTTGTCAACCTGAACGACGAAGGGTACCCTCTGTGCACTCTGCCCAACTTCTACGTGCTGATGGACTCGCTTGGTTATGGGGTCCGTTACAACGTGATCAAGAAAGCGATCGAGCTTCTCATACCGGGTGCGGCCTTTACCCGAGACAACCGGGACAACGCGGCCATAGCTCACGTCCTGTCTGAGTGCGAAATTGTGCGCATGCCGACCAAGCACATTGCCCAATTCCTGATCACCCTTGCAGACAAGAACCAGTACAACCCGGTTGGCATTTGGATTGACAGTGTGGCTTGGGACGGCGTGTCGCGTCTTGACGACTTCTACGCCACTGTTCGGGTGCCGGCCGGCGGGGAGAAGATGAAGAAGAGGCTCATGAGAAAGTGGCTGGTCCAAGCGGTGGCTGCAGCATTTAGCCCAGACGGCATCGCCGCACAGGGCATCCTGACCTTCGTCGGACCACAGAACATTGGCAAGACCACTTGGTTCCAGAGGCTGGCACCAGCCTCGCTTGACTCGATCTTGACCGGCCACACTCTTGACATGAAATCCAAGGACTCGATCTTCATCGCTCTCTCCTACTGGATTGTGGAGTTGGGGGAGCTGGACGCGACGTTCTCAAAGAGTGAGGTCAGTGCACTAAAGTCATTTGTGACCCAGCCCATGGACAAGCTCAGGCGGCCATACGCAGCGACCGAGTCGAATTTCGGCAGGCGCACCGTGTTTGGCGGCACGGTCAACGAATCCCAGTACTTGAACGACCCCAGTGGTAACCGTAGGTTTTGGTCGATCGAGGTCGGCGGGTTTGATCTGAACCACGGGATCGACATGCAACAGGTCTGGGCCGAGGTCAAAACGATCTGGGTTGGAGGAGAGCAGTGGGCGCTGAGCATGCAAGAGATGGGCGAATTGAACGAACACAATGAGGAATTTACCGTGTCTGATCCAATCGAAGAGAGGCTGGCATCCGCGTTTGAGTGGTCCGAATTGGGACTAGGCGGCGACTTGTGGGTAACGGCGAGCGACGTTTTGATGCGAATTGGGGTGCGGGACCCCACCAAAGGGCAAACAATTGCCGCGGGCAGGGCATTAAAGAAATTGAACGGCGGGCAGCGAAAAAAGACAAACGGGCGAGTTGTCTTCGCTGTTCCAGTCGGGGAGCCCGAATTCGCAGGGTAGTAGGGCCTATTACCCTGCCTATTACCCTGACCCATTACCCTGACCTAAGTCGTTGATTTAACAAGAGAATATAGATATAGGGTAATAAGGGTAATATAATTTTATATATATTATAGAGTAAATGTTTAAGAATAAAAATGAGTGTTTACCAACTATATATATAGGAAAACCATTGCCCTGCAATGCCCTATTACCCTGAACATGCTGGAAAAGACAATTGAACAGAGATTGAGGGTAATGGCCAAGAAGGCAGGTGGTCTGGCGATCAAGTGGGTGTCGCCCGGATTTGATGGAGTGCCGGATCGGATTGTGATTTTGCCCGGGGGCCGGATTATTTTTGTGGAACTGAAGAGGCCGGGCGCAAAGCCGACACCGATTCAGGAAAGGGTCATTGAAAAACTGAGGGGGCTGGGCGCCGACGTGCGCGTGGTCGACTCAACTGGAGCAGTTGATGAAATATTTGGCTAGACCGGCTCAGGCCGTGACAACGCAAAGGATGATGGACGAGCCTTACCAGCTCATCGCGCTTCGAATGGGCGCGGGCAAGACGGTGGCGACCCTGACCGCGGTTGGGCAGATGGGGATGAAGACATTGGTCGTGGCGCCCAAAAGGGTCGCAGAGCTTGTCTGGCGCACGGAAGCGGGTAAGTGGGACCACCTATCCAGCTTGACCGTATCGCGCGTCCTAGGCCCTGCTGCGGCCCGGCTGGAGGCATTGGCGGGGGAGGCGGACGTGTACGTGATCAACCGGGAAAACTTTGCTTGGGTGGTGGCCTTGGTCAAGGAGAGCAAGCAGGCTTGGCCTTTCGAGTGCGTGGTAATCGACGAGAACCGCGGGTTCAAGGACCGGGCCAGCAAGGCTTGGCAGGCGTTGAAGTCGGTGCGCAGCCAGATTCAGAAGCTGTTTATTCTTACAGGTACACCTGACCCGAACGGGGATCTTTTGGACCTGTGGGCTCAAATTAGCATTATGGACAACGGGCGCAGGCTGGGCACCGGGATCACGAAGTACCGGGACCGGTGGTACTTGCCGGACAAACGCAATGGCCAAACGATTTATAGCTGGAAACTCAGGAAGGGAGCAAGGCAGGAAATCCAAGATGCGGTGATGGATGTGATGGTCAGCGTGGACAGCGGCGTTGAGATGCCAGAGCGCATCGACAACGTGGTCCAAGTGACATTTGACATGAAACGGTACCGGGAAATGGAGGCGACCATGGTGACCGGGGCCGTAGTCGCGGTGAACCCGGCTGTGCTGGCGGGCAAGCTTGGCCAGATGGCCAATGGCGCGGTCTACGACGACGACCGGGTGGTGCACCCGGTGCACGAAGCAAAGCTTGATGCGCTTGAGGAGATCGTGGATCAGGGGGAGCCGGTGTTGTGCTTCACCGCGTACGTGCACGACATGGACCGGATCAAATCAAGGTTTCCGGAAGCTGTGCAGTTTGATGGGGAGAAGAGCTTGAAGGCTTGGCAGGCCGGAGAGATTAAGTTGATGCTGATGCACCCAGCCAGCGGCGGGCATGGGGTGGACGGCCTTCAGGTGGGCGGCAATGTGGCTTGCTGGTTTGGCCTGCCATTCTCTTTGGACTTGTACGAGCAGGCCAACGCGCGCCTGCACAGATCTGGCCAGAAAAAGGAGGTTGTCGTGCACCACCTTGTCGGGGTGGGCACGATTGACGAGAGGATCATGTTCGTCCTTGCAAACAAAGGGAACATGCAACAGGCCTTGATTGACGCAGTCAGAGGGGTCTGATTACTTGATTGCAAGCAGGGCAGATTTCGTTGACCGCACGTCTCTTGACCGCGCGGTGGACGGCTGACTGGTTGAGGCCTATTTGCTTTGCAGCAGCGTATACGGTCAGGTTGTCGCGTTCCACCAATTCGACTGCGAGCATGGTTCGTGACTTTGTGATGTCTTTTGACCAGATGGACACCGAGTTTGCAGGCCACTCGTCAGGCTTGGAAGTGAAAGCCGAAGCGGACAAGGTGCCCGCGTTGTCCCAAGCGACGAGGTGCTTGACCGCGGGGTCTTGAGAGGCTTCTCGTAGCTTGGCTTTTAGGCTGTCTGACCAGCCGTGCGTGTTTAAAAAGTCTTCGAGTGATATGGGTTTCATAAAAAGTCCAAAAAAAAGCCTAGCCGCTGACAAGCAGCGACTAGGCAGGTTGATTAAGCAGGCATCAAAGCAGACAGAGCACGCTGCTTAAGGTCAGCGCCGGCGCCCCACTGTGACGAGACGAACCGGTTTTGGTCTGACCGGGCACGGGCGTGGTGGTCAGCGTACTCTGTGAACGCGTTGAGCAGGCCCCAGCGAGTACCCATCACTCCGTCCATCTGAGCGCCCATACCCTCTCCGCTGAACAGGGACAAGACCTTCTTGAACCCGGCTGTCTCGCGGACCTTCTCAGCACCGCCCAAGACGTTGGCCGTGATCACAACGGCCTCTTCCTCGAGCAACGGAACGTTGGCCAGACGAACTACGTTGTGGCGGAAGGCATCCCAAGCTGCAGTGTTCAAACCCATGAAGTCTTTGACCTGATCCGGATCAAACGTCGAACGGTGAGTCACGCGTACCGAGGCTTTGTCACCCATCGCCATGGCCAGTGTGTTTTTGCACACAGTGCGCACGGTGGTGCGACGCACCTCGGTTGCCAGTGAGCCATCGGCGCTGGTGCTGATCAGGATGTATCCGCCGATGGTGTCCGCTACCGATGTTGGAGCGGCTTCGCCGATCTTGGCAGTTGCCCAAAAGCGTTTGCCGTCGTAAATTGTGCCGGCGGCGGACAACTCGAGCCCACCGGCCCGGGCGATGTCGCGAAAGAACTCGACGACATCTCCCGGCTGCACCACCTGATACCGTTTTGACACGACACCAAGAGGAGCCTTTGTATCGCTGCGAAACAAGACGTGCTGCTCTGGCAGTTCCAACTGATCGCCGTCGAAGCTTGTGTTGTAGCGGACAATGCCGCGTTTGATCTTCCAGTCCATGCCTGCAGCGACGCGCCATGCGTCAAGGCTGGTGCCGTCTTCGAGTGCTTGGCCGAGTCCGTGCCAAGGGGTGCCGTCGCTGGCAAGGTAAGCGAATTCGACGCGGCCGTCGGCGTGGGTTGTGAGTTCGTGAGCCATGGTAAAAGTCCTTTAGTTTGGTTTAGATACCGGCGTGAGCCGGAGTGCGCGATCGCACTGCACAGAGCACTTGTCAGTGCCCTGAACGCTGGATCAAGCAGAGGTTTTGCGTGCGTACACGCGGACCTGAAAGAACTCTTCGCCAGTCGATGTATGGGCGCTGATCAATTGCCTGCTGGGCTTGAAGTGCTGGGCGATCTTGGCCCAGTTGATCGTTTCTTTGCCGGCGCACTGGGCAATGGTTGCGCGGTGCAAACTGCTTTCGGCTGACGACACACCGCTGTCGATGAGCGTGCGTTTGCAATTGGCTTCATCAATCTGAAGATCAGCGATCTGCGCTTTGATGAATGCCAGACGATCGACCGTGGCCGACAGGATGAGCGGTTGTTGATTGTCCATGTTGTGACTCCTAGTTAACTGCCGGTGAACCGTACCGGCTACGGGCTTCTTCGATCTCTGCAAGGGTGACTCCCTCGCCTAAAAGCTTGCACTCTTCGTGAAGAATTGCCTGCCACTGAGCGTGGCCTCGGGACCACACACCGTGGTCGTCGCTGCGGTTGTAATGCCAGTCAAAACTGGCGTAGAGTTTTTCAAGGTTTTTCATGGTGTCATGTTCCACAGGTAGATTGCAAAAGGTAAGCCGAGCATCGCGGCAATGATGCTGGCCTCGAGGAGATCGCGGAGAAAGCGCTTCATGCGCAAACGATTTCTTTGGTTTCTTCGCGGACCACACGCTCGGTCACGCCAGTCACGACAATTCGGCAGAGCGGGCTGTTCGACATGACGTATGCGTACAGGCTCACTGCGATCGTGAACTCGCCTACGCGCCGCTCAAAGTGGAAATCTTTGTTTGGTGACAGGTCGTTGGTGTACTCGTTGACCCGAGCCGACCACTCGTCGCCTACGAACTTC